GGTATACCTCAAACTCGTCCTCATCTAATAAGAACCCCATCATTGTAAATTCGTATTTTTGAATATAATATTTTCTTTTTTCTAAATCTAAAGCCGATTCGTCTGTCATACTATCGTTAATAATAGGAATATAATGTCCTTTAATATTTTGATATGCCTGTTTTGAGGCAAATGTTTCAATAACTTTTTTATTAAACGAATTTATTTCTCTCATTCTATTACAAACAATTACAACAGAATATTTTATATCAACAGGGATTGGTTGTGGTATTTTATATATGTCGGCACCATGTCGGTTACCATCCCAAGTAGGAACTTCCATATAATAATACATTTTTCTATTTGGAATATTATATATTACGGCTGGATTATTTCCGTATTTAACCTCCGGAACTCTAATTGTTGTAATAAATGGTGGTTCAACATTCTTATCTATATTTTGGTAATCCCAAGTTTTAACAAATTGTTCCCAATTTTGGGTTGTTATTAAAATGTCAACAACAGGAACTACTTTACCTTCCGTTGTAATCCCCAACTTATCACGAACAAAATCTAAAAACCCACGATCCAAGTCAGCATGTAATAAAGATTTAGGAAGGTAAGTTCCATCCTTAGAAATCATTTCAGCTAATTCTTCTCTTCTTTGGTGAAGTATTTTTGGATACGTTAATGGTATCGATGGTTTAACGGTATGGTTTTTTGGTAATGCCATTTTCTATATTTTATAATCCTTTAAATTCATTTGGTCCGACAGGTGCCGCAATGATAGTGCGATAGAATGGTTTATAGCCTTTATATGTATGTTTTAAGTCGGAAGTCACACGACCATCATTAACAACGCTATAATATCTAACAAAGTTTTCAGTGTCGTAATACCCAATATAATCACCAAAATCAACATCAATATTGAGGTCTTCCAACGTTTTTAAGTAAACTGAAATCGTAATGTTTCCAGGTTCAAACTGATCTATACGGGATGATCCGACCATTTTATTTTCAGGTACCGCAATACCAACTAAAGCGTTAAACTCAACTGGAGGTAAAAAATTTATCCCGTCTGTTAGAGCTTCACCATAAACATCATCTATCGGTGTTTTGTTTCTATCAACACGATAAAGGACACAAGTGAAGTTCATATCACCTACAATCCATTCCATACCAAGATTAACCTCTAAAAAAAAATCATTTTGAGAAAAAAATTTACCAAGTCTATTTATTGGCACATTACTATTTGACATATATGTTATTTTTTTTTACAAATTTATGTATGATTTTATTACTACAACCATAGATTTTACCAATCTGAACATAATTTAATTCATTTATTAAATGATTTTTTATCTCATCAACCACTAAATTATAAATATTAGATTTTGGTTTATATATTTTATATTGTCTCAATTTTTTATTTATTGTGTTTATATGACAATTAAATAAATTACTAATTTCAATTATGGTTTTATTTTTTACAACATATAAATCATATAGTTCATCACTTTTAATATCATATTTAAAATTAGGATTTTCATTACCAAACTTTTTACTTTTTTCCGCTAAAATTGATAAGGTTTCTTTACTATGTTTTTTATTAAAAAAATTATTTTTTTTACCATAACAATCCCTACATTTCAAACAAGTTTTAGAATAATGGTTTTTTTTATTACCACACAAACAAGTTAAATTTCTAAAACCACCTCTCCAGTTAGGATTTTTTTCTCCTTTGGTGTTATCACTCATTTTTTTCTTAATTTTTTCTGACCACTCTGTATCTGACCATAATTCTTTGATGCGTTCTTTTCTTTTTAACTTTTCGTCTTCTGATAATTTTTTACCTTTATGTATTAGAGATATTTTTTTTTTAGATTCTTCACTATGTGTTTTACCCAACATAGGATTGATATCTCCACCGTCGGTAAGATTATATAAATCAAAGTTTAATTTTCTATATTTTGAAATTTCATATATTTCAGATTGTAGTAAATCATCGTAGGTATTACATTCTTTTATTTGTCTAATTATTGGGATTTTATTCTCATCACTCAAAGAACTGAACCATTTTGAAATAAATTTATTTGTTGGTTTTTTTAAATGGTTTTTTAATCTTTTTTGTAATCCATTTTTTGTTATACCAATATATTTTAATTGATCTGTGTCGGGACAAAATAATCCATATAATTCAAACTTATTCATTATTGATAAATATATATTTATTAGTTATTATTATAAAAAAAGAATTTGGAAAATGTCCAATCAATCATAGAGAATAGAGCTCTCGATTTGTTAGACTCATATAGTGGGGCAAATAACCACATCCTATATTTGCAAAATAAAAAACTAAGTTCAAAAAAGTTTTACCCAACAAGGTCACAATCAGACTATATCGTTAACTATTATAATACAACTCCAAAAGTTGCTCGTAAATGGGTTGACTTAGACACATACTTCGCAAAAAAGTTTGCAGAAGAGAGATACCTATTGGAAACTCCTGAAAAAATTTATATTGAAAAATTATTAGTAGAAAAGGAAAAGTCGTATCATATATGGGGTAAGTTCTTTGAAAAAGATCCATTAACAGAGTTTTGGGTTCCTAAATCTTCCATAATTAAAACACATAATGTTGAAAGAGTTGAGGTTGATTATTCCAAATACGATCACAGACCCCCATTATCTCACCAAAAAGAGGCAATAGAAAAACTTGCCGGTTCAAAAAGATTTATTCTTGCGGACGATATGGGATTGGGTAAAACAACCGCAACCATTATCGCCGCTTTAGAGTGTAACGTAAAAAAGATTTTAATTGTTTGTCCCGCATCTTTAAAAATTAACTGGCAACGTGAGATTGAGAACTATACGGATCGTTCAGTTTATATTGCTGAGGGAAAAAAGTTTTCAACCGAACACGATTTTGTTATCATAAATTATGATATCCTAAAAAACTTTTATGATATAAAGGATAAAGATAACTCATTGATAAGCCAAGGAAATTTTGACCTCATAATTTTAGATGAGGCTCACTATGTTTCTAACGGAACAAGCATACGATCCAAATTAGTTAATTCGTTTACGAAAAATTGTAAAAGAGTATGGTTATTAACAGGAACGCCGATGACAAATAGACCAATGAATTATTTCAACCTGTTATCAATAATTGATAGTCCCGTATCACAAAACTGGATGGCATATGCAATACGATATTGTGGTGGTTACCAATTTACTGCCGGAAAAAGAAAAATATGGAATGTTGCCGGAGCAACCAATTTAGAAGAGTTAAGAGATAGAACTTCTCGACAAGTATTAAGAAGATTAAAGACAGAAGTTTTAGACTTACCAGAAAAAATTATAACACCAGTTTACCTAAAATTAAAATCAAAACTTTATGAAGGATTGATGGGGGAATATTATGAATGGTATAATAAAAATCCAAACGAGAGTAGTTCATTAACGGTTCAGTTTAGTAAGTTAATGAAAGTTCGTCAAGTGATTGCCGAAGAAAAAATAAACGACACTATTGAGTTAGCCGAAAATATTATAGAACAGGGGAAAAAAGTTATTATATTTACCAATTTTACCGACACATTAAATAAAATTGCCGACCATTTTGGAAAACAAGCCGTGAGATTAGACGGATCAACTTCAAAACCACAACGACAACATGCGGTTGATCAATTCCAAGAGAACGATAAAATAAATGTTTTTGTTGGAAATTTAAAAGCTGCCGGAGTAGGAATTACTTTAACTGCTGCTGAAGCCGTAATTATGAATGACCTATCGTTTGTTCCTGGCGATCTAGCTCAAGGGGAAGATAGGGCTTACAGATATGGTCAAAATAATTCTGTATCAATTTATTATCCATTATTTATTAACTCAATTGAGAGCGTCATATATGATATGGTAAATGATAAGAAAAAAAACATCAATACCGTTATGGGTGATGACTTAGATGAAAAGGGAGATATTGTTGAACTTATTCTTAATAAGATACATTCGGTGAAATACTAAATTCTTGATATTTATCAATAATGAAAGTTTCTATCAAACATATAAAATGCGATATGACCAAGGAAGATAAAGTTCTTACTAAGAAATTTATCGCATTCTTACAAACAAAATACCCATTAAGGAATGATTTAAAAATTAATTTTTTAGGGGTTAGAGATAGTGAAATGTCCACAGGAAGTAGGACAATGGATTCAACATTAAAAATACTATCAAAAGGACGACTTAATCGTGATATATTAAGAACTTTAGCTCACGAGTGGGTTCACGAATACCAATTAACAATATTAAACAGAGAACATGGCCCAGATATTGGAGGTAAAAATGAAGATGAGGCAAACGCATTTGCTGGTCAATTAATTAAAATGTTTGAAAAGAAATTTCCCGAAATCCGAGATATGATGTTTGAGGATAAAGGAATTAAAAAAAGGTTGGGAATTATTAATGAACAACTTTTATTAATAGAAAAAGGTGGGGTTAAGGAAAACTTAATTCTTGAAATGAAAAAAATCGGTATTGAAAAATTACCTTATTCTTATTCGTCATTAAGTAAGTTCATAGACTCCAAAACTATGGACATTCACTATAACAAACACTATAAGGGTTATGTTAAAAAATTAAATGACGCTTTGAAAAACAAAGATGGTGATATAGAGTTAGAAGAAATAATTAAAACAATTAGTAAGTTTGATGACAAAGTTAGAAATAATGCGGGTGGTGCTTTTAATCACGCATTGTTTTGGAAAATGCTCTCACCAAAGAAACAACTTCCTAAAGGGGATATTCTAAAAAAAATTACATTGGATTTTGGAAACATAAAAAAAATGAAGGATGAGTTTAATGAAGCAGCAAAAGAACGTTTTGGTTCTGGATGGGCTTGGTTATATTTATCAAAAAATAATGAGTTAAAAATTATGTCCACACCAAATCAGGACAATCCATTAATGAATATAGTTAAAGGTGGTGGATATCCACTTCTTGGTCTTGATGTTTGGGAACACGCTTACTATTTAAAATATCAAAACAAAAGAGATGAATATATTAAAAAGTTTTGGGATAGTGTTAATTGGGAATTTGTTAACCAACTTTATGTGTTAAGAACAAAAAACAAACCATTAAAAGAATCTAGAATAGTTAAGATAAATGAGATTGCATTAAGACAACAATCGAAAATAACCTATTTGTGTGAATATACCGAATTAAAAAAAATTAACGACTCTCCGTTTTGTAAACTTAAAGCTTTTAGAGACACACTTACAGATCAAAATCTTATTCAAAGATTAGAACATTCCATACTAATGTTAGATAATTTTTTTAGTAAGAAGATTGTTGGGACATTCCCTCAAATTATAAATCTTTCATTACAAAACCAAGAAAAAACTATAAACTTTTTAGAATTAATTTCTGATTTTATAAAAGATAAAAATTTTAATGAAACAGAAACTTTTAGAGTTTTAAAAAAACAAAAAAATACTTCCATAGCACCAGAAAATTTAGATTCTCTTTTGCGTAACGCAAGATACTTGGAACATCAAAAATACGAAAATAGATTTGTTGGGGATTTCTTCAATAAAAAATCAACAAGATTGCAATTAAATTACGCTTGTTCTGATGACGCAAAAGAAAAATTATTTGATACATTAGTTAAAATTCAATCGGGTCAAGAAACAATAAACTACCATTTTTTTAGGATAACTAATTGTTTATCAAATTCATTTAAAAGTGGGTCACATTACATAAAGGCAGATTTAGAAAGTAAGTCAGACTTTAAAGATGAAGAAGGAAATGTTATTTATCCTAAAGGTTCTTTTTTTGAGGTTAAAAAAATGGACCCATTTATTGATAGTTATTTATCTGAATTCTTTTCAATTTTTAAGGAGAGTTCAATACTTAATCAAAAACCGGCATATATTGAATTATATAATAAGTTAATAGAAAGAATCTTTATATGGTTAGAAAAAAATCAATTGTCTGAAAATTTTTTACAAAAGGTAAAAAGTAAAATGTCGGGGATTTTTTATGAAAACAATATTTTAATACCTACAGAATTCATAGAACTTTATTGGTCTAATAAAGGTCAAAGAGGTTGTGACGAAAAAAGATTATCCATAAGGTTTAGAATAGATCCCAAATACACAAAAATAAATGCGTATAAATTTGTTGATAAAGACATTTTAGAACCAATTGAACTACAAGTACCACCAACCTTAAAGGGTAAGGTTATCTGTCAATAGTTAAGAAATTAATTATAAAGATATTTATATTAAAAAAGTCTTATGTCAATTATAAACGAACCGGAAAGAAGTAAACTTTATCAAAAGATTAGACACTTATTGGGTGCCCCTTTAAGATCCGTTGAATTAGAAGATGAAATGATGGACACATTATTGGAATTCTCAATAGACGACTACTCACAATATGTTCAGGATTGGTTAATTGAAGCTCAATGGACAGCGTTAGATAACCTTAATTTGGATACACAATCTCTCTCAAGAGCGTTCTTAACTAAAAGTCTAAATTATGAAGACAGATATACTTACGCATACTCAAAAATTGTTGGTTTACAAGCTGGTGGTGATTGGGTAATTAAAAAAGATTATGTGCAGTTGGTTAAAAATCAACAAATATATGAAATACCCGCAGGTCGTGAAATTAACGAAGTGTTATGGTTTACCCAATCAACCTTAGATAATGCAATCTTTGGGGTTGGTGGTTTTGGTGGTGTCGGTGAAGGAACTGGTCTTGGTGGTGGTGGTGGACTTGCTCAAATGGGTAATTCAGGAGTAAATTATTTCTTAACACCTGTGTTTGATATGTTGTTAAGAATGCAAGAGATTAACATACAAAAAAGAGTTTTACGAGGCGATTTAACATATTACATTACCGCTTTACCTGAAGGTAAAAAGGCATTACATCTTTTAAATACACCGGGTGGTAGATTTGATTTTGGTAGTGCGGAATTAATGAAAGGTAGAGTTTGGTATTGGTATTATGACTTAGGTCAGGGAGATAGGGACAAATGTTTGGCTGATAACCCCGACATTATTAAATTACCATCTGACGTTCCATTTGATAAATTAAGTTGGTATAAGTTAAATAATCCGGCTCAGGTTTGGATAAGAAGGTGGTTTATTGCCTATTGTAAAGAAACATTATCAAGAGTTCGTGGTAAGTTTAGTGGAAACTTAAAAACTGCCGATGGTGGTGATTTAACTATGGATTATGCGGCACTTGCAACTGAAGCTAAAGACGAAAAGACAAAATTAATTGACGAACTTATTGGACCTGAAGGAAGATTAACAAGACTTAAACCAGAAAAGGTTATGGAAAGAGAGGCCTTACTTGCCGAAAACCTAAACAAACAACTGAAATTTAGGGCAATGCCAAGACAGATATATGTAATTTAATTTTATGCCAATAGTTAGAGAAAAACCAATTAGAAAAACCGTATTTAGAGGAGACAGGTCTTTAGTGTTAGATACTTTTGAAACCATAGTTGTTAGTGATGATTTTTATTCTACTCGTGGAGAAACTCTAATTATTGTTAGAGATGTTAATACTTGTAAAATAAAATTAGATTCCACAACAACAGATAAAATTAAAATTAAAACTTTAACAAATTGTATTATTATTCCAGACTTAAATCGTATTGACGAAGATTGGGATGAAATTGCTATAGATAGGGGTGCTTGTGTTGAATTACAACACGTTCAGGGAATTTGGATGATACTATCAAGTGATGGTATGAAGGTTGGGTAAAACTCAGTTAATATGTTCTTCCCACCCTGTTTCAGCTAATTCATAAATATAATTAGGATCAACACCCACAGAATCCCAAAAATCAATCTCACCTTGTTCCATTTTGATTAAGTTTTCATAAATATCATCTTGATCTTCAGGACTGAATGGTTTACCATTAATTAATTTACATTGACCTGAAGTATAAAAACTTCTATCCTCTGGATTTTTAACCAATAATGTATCTCTAACCTCATCATCAAATACGATTAACAATGGTTCCACTCGTTTATTGAATGTTGCAATTGCTCGTTGGATGTTGTATTCACCTAACATTTCAGGATTGTTTTCTAAATCAGAAGGTTCAATACGATAACAATTTAATTGGACGTGAGACCCCAAAATAGGTTTACTACCATGTTCCTCAAAAAATAAATCCACTTCTTTTTTTGGCATTTTTTCATTTATTTTCTGAACATCACCATGAGACGCCTTATTTCCATTGTTCACATATAAGATTACATCACCAAGATTAGATTGTATCCCATCTCTAATAATAAGTTCCATATGTGCTTGTCTTGACATTAAACTACCCGACTTTGTTGTTTGTTTACTACGTTTAATGTAATCCTCAACACTTATTTTAACTCTTGCTTTTGATGCGATCTCCGCCAAAGGAACCCTTAGGTCAAATATCTTTTGAATGTATTCATAATACCAATCAATAAATTCTTTTCCCTCACCTCTAAGTAATTGTTTAACTCCCTTATCCAAAAACTTCTCAATGTATTTTGGCATTTTTTTGGACTTAATACTATTACCCGTTAATTTAACTTTACCATTGTGTTCCATCGTTGCATAGTTCTTACGAGCCAAGTTAATACAAGAATCCCAAGTTCCATCACAATCAAGACCCATCTCACCTTTCATAAATAAATCATTAAACTCGGCAACATCGGCATCATAACCACTATATTCTTTACCTTCTTTAACTAACCAATTTAACCCTTTCCCAACATATGTTCTATCGTCAACACCCCCATCAGGTAATGAGAAGTTCATACCATCCGTGTCACATACTAGAGGACTATACCCCTTTTTACTAAAGAACTTTAACATTTGTCTTAAGTATTGTCTACCCGTACAGGTTATTTGTTCTCCCATATCAATGTCACCCCACGGAAATACGTGTGGTGCCGATAATGATCCGAAGAATGCGTTAATAAAAATCTTAATAGGCAATTGTTTACGATCATATGATGTTGATTTCTTCTTATCAATTGTCTTATATTCTGCGGATAAATTCTTATACATAATACGTGAGTTACGGAAGTAAGTTAAAAACCCCTTCATTGACCCCGTTATATCACACTCAGGGAACACGTCGTGAACTAACTGAATGGATGGGTATAGTGAGGAGTAATCTAACTTTAATACGTTCTTAGAATACCCAACTTTTAATAATCTAGATAATCCACCAACAAAGTTTCTTTTTTCTTTTTTCTGTGGTATTGCTAATCCATGTTTATATGACCAAGCTAACATTACCATTTTCCAAAGAGTTGCAGTCCCCATTGTTGATGCTCTTTCATAAGTTGTTGGAACTAATGACGCTAATAGGAATGTTGCTTGGTTGAATTCGTCATCCACCAATAGAGTTTCGTCAAGGTCATCCTCAAGATATTGTTCAACGATATCATCACCAGTTGTTTTAATATAAATGTCTCCTCTTCTTACACATACCTCATCAATTTTTGGATCTAACCCAACTTTCTTATAGTTACCATTTTGAGTATTTAACCAATAATCCTCTTTTTCGGCATACATCGACCCAATTTTAGTGTGGTCAATATATATACGATCGGCAGATTCGGCTTCAATAAATTTTGTAATATACTTTAGACCTGCCTCTTTAATGTTTGAGTTAATTGCTTGAGCTCTACGAACGGAGTGAATAATATCAATTACGTTGTAACCCCACATTTTAACTTGGTTAAACATCTCAACTTCGTTTGCCAACTTTAACATAGATTCCCTTTGTGAGATTGTTTTCTTTGGTATCATTGGTGTGGCAATCTTCTTAATATCCAAATTAAGCGCCTTACATCTCTCAAATATCCAAAACCAGTCAAAGTTTGCTGAGTTGTATCCTGAAATAATTGACGGTTTAATCTCATCTATGGTTCTAAAGAACTCAACAAGACCTCTTCTTTCTTCATCGGGATCTTTACATTCAATTACTTTCATAAACCCCTTGTTTGTTTTGATCCCAATCATAAAGATACGACCGTCCTTTGGTTCTAAGGCGGTAGTCTCAAGGTCAAATACAAGTCTAGTAATGTCATTATATTCATCAAATCCTTTAAACAATCGTTTTTCCTTTGAGACCAAGTATTGTTCTACAGGTGACAATAACATTATTCTATCTTTAGCGCTTTCACCCCATGGGTCAATTCCTCCATCACGGAAGAACTGAATAAGGGTTCTATATCCTTTTAGAGACTTAACAAGAAATGTTAAACCATTCTCCAATCGTTCATTACCATCGGTTCTTAATTTATCAATTATGATACCATATTTGGACATTGCTTCTTTCTGTTGTTCTTTGGACCCAGAATAAAAATTAAGTCCGTGTAGGTCACCAACCCAAGCAAAGGCAATAAATGTGTCTCTGTTAATTGATTTTCCTTTACCGGGAACTTCTTTTATTTTAAAAATGTGGTCTGATTGGTAATCGTATTCTATCGCTACGATATGTTCCTCTGGGTCATTGCCCTCAAGGAAACTCTTAATTTCTTCTTGTGATATCATAATAATTAGTGTGGTTCATTGGCTGTCGTGTATAACGACATTCACCTTCATTAATAAATATAGTCAAGGAATTTGAATATATCAATCAATTAAATATGGAAATAGTAGGTTATAGAATTGGGGGTGGAATACAACAAGGGAACTCTAAGGTATAACAATTATTATGTTCTATATCGTCTGACAAATAACTTTCACTTATATTAATAAATAATTGTTCTCTAATCGGTAATACCAATGTTCCTGTGTCATTTCTAAATAAAAACTGACCTTCATATCTTCCCACCTTACTTGTATCATTTTTTGTAAATCTATAATAAACATAATATTCTGGACTTGCATTTGGGTTCATATCAAGTTTTTCGACAAATCCGGCCGATTTAGTCATTATCTTTGGTATTCCTGTTTCTATGTTAACCATTGAGAAAAATATTGTAGATCTCTCAATAAACTGCATCATATCGTCATAGTCGTTGTTACCATCTTTAACGACCTGTAACTTTAAAAGGGGGAGAGTTGCGTTTTGTCCTATGAAAAATTCCATCAATACTTTATTTATAAATACTTTAGTTGTGATTTTAGTTAAGGACAAATACCACCAACACAGTTGTTATTTCCGCCCGTTACAGATATATAATCATACGGTTGTGTAAAGGCCGCACAGAAAGTTTGAGATCCATTAAAAGGTAAAGTTATGCCTACAATATTACCATTGCAATTAACATATAACGAATTAAACACATTATTTTGTGTTTTAGTATATGTAAAACATTTACAAGGAAATGAAGTTCCACACTCATGTGAATAAATTACTTGAGTGTAATTACCGAATAGTAAACTATATTGACCAACATATATAACAGTATTTGGTGAATAAGACAATCCATTTCTTTTTAGAATTTTAAACCAAGAACCATTAGTCCCAAAAGCGTATGTATTGAATTCTGGTGTCGCCCAAAGGGTTTGACCTATTGTTAATGCAGACATTACAGGTGTGTATGCGGTAACATATTCGCCCGACTCAGAGCACGCATTTGTTGAAGATGGTGTCCCAAACGATATAACCCATTCTGTATATGCTGTTGGTTCAGGACCTAAAGTTGTTGAAGTGGTTGTATATGGTATACTTGTTGTTGAAGTGGTTGTATATGGTATTATTGTTGTGGTCGTTGTTGTTGGGAAAGGACCTGGCCCTGGTCCCGGATTAACACCACCTGAACCAACACAACAAGGAAAGTCAATCACATAACAACTAACATATGGTAAGTCGTCAATGATGAAACTATCCGTAACATTTATATATAGTTCATCATTTAACGGCAAAACTAAAACACCAGTTTGGTTTCTAATTAAAAATTGTGCTTTATATCTGCCAACAACTTTGGTATCAAAAGGTGTGAACTGATAGTAAACGTAGTAATCCGGTTCTAAAGTTGGGTCAATGTTTGGTTTTTCCATAACACCTGCCGGTCTTGATGTTATTCTTGGGATATCTGTTTCGGTATTAACCATAGAAAAGAATATATCATCTTGATTTAGATCTTTCATAGATCTATTATAATCGCTTCTACCGTCTTTAAATATATTTAATTTTAATGTAGGAAGCGTCGCTCCTTTCTTAATAAACCATTCCATCAATTAGTTTAACAATAAATACTGGGGTTTAACATTCTTTTCTCAAATGTGCCTCATAAAAATCGAAACGGTTGTGTTCTGTTGGTGTAAGTAATAAAACTGCCGACTTAACTCTACCCTTAACGGTTTCTTGATAACATTGACTCATCACCGTTTGTTCGTGAGGATGGGCAAATTTTGTTTCTAAATAACATTTGTAATTGCCGTCTCTATTTAACACGATCGGCCAATTGCTTAAAAAGATTTCACCAGTCGCATATGATAACCCATTATGTGATTTAATGTTTTTAAATTCTAAATTTGGTGAGTTTGGGTCTTGACCTTGCACCGGCAAGTTTTGATTAAACGGCCAATGTTCTTTTCTAAATTCATTGCTCACGTTATACCACGACCACTGTTTTTCGTGCGAACCAAAAAATTCCGTAAAGTTTAACTTGAGAAAATCTAATTCCTCTTTCTTCATAATATGAAGAGCTTTGTCATATAATTTATCACAATTTCTGCTAAATCCGTTCTTACATTTTGAGTTTGGTTTTGAATAAAATAGCATGTCGTCTTCGTAGAAAAAATAAAAGTCCAAATCAGTTTCATCAAAATGTTCGGCAACAAACACTCTACCACCAGTAATACCTATATTATCTTTCTTAATATGTTCAAAGTTATACTCTTCACACAATTCTTTATATCTCGGAGTTGTTGATAGGTCTGTGGAGTTATCCAATAAAAACTTCTTTGTCTTATTAATAAAGTCCGGATCATAATCTAACATACTTTTAATTAAGGTTTCAAATTGTTTTGGGCTGTTAAATGTTATAACATATAAACCAACACCACCATTTGTTTTCTTAATAACTTCGTTCGGTCTTGAAATTGTTTTGATTTTTACATCATTGTTTTTAACATCTTCAAAAAACTTATACAATAATCCGTCACCATTTATTTCAACATAATCAATTAAGGTTGGGTTGTTATATAATAGAATTGAGAATAAACTTTCTTCTGTTCCCATTAAACCTTTTGATAATGTATCTTTAATTAAATTATAATACAAGGTATTCATTTGTCTTATGTCCTCAATTGGTCCACCAAAGAAACCTCCACGACAAACTTTATCAACTCTATCTCTAGTGTATTTATCCATTTGTTTAATATCAAATCCGTGTATCTCTGTGTTGGCTTGATATGGAAAACAAATAAACGTGAACTTATCAAAAAGATTATCGATATTTGGTAATACATTGTCTTTTGTGAAATAACCTAAATTAACAGTATTTGATAATCCAGCATCAATCCAATATAGTTTTTCTGAGACAAACTTATCCAAGAGCAAAGCGTCGTGAAGGATAAACATTTTTGACATAACCAATGGATTATACATTTCCAATTTTGCTTGAGTTGAGTCCGTTAACCACCCCGCAAGATTATACCATTTTGGGTTTGTCCTTATTGATTGTATTTGATTATAAAATTCATTATTTTTAAACCAAGTTAAGTCTCTAACAATAAATTGGGTGTTGTGGTCTTGTCGTCTCTCTTTAACAAACTTTTCTAATTCCTCATCACCAAAGATGATTAAATTGTTCTCTACCTTAAGTAAGTCCTCAAACTTATTAAGATAATGTTGGTACGATCTTGACCAACCTTCACTAAGGTCACCTCTACCTATGTCCCATAAACCCGTTACTAATGTTATCATAAATTACCTACTATTCTTTCACACCAGTCTTTAGATATGGAGTGTGGCCATACCACCCAATATTTTGGTATTTCGGTTGCATTAAACTCTCTCCATATTTTTCCATATCCATCGGGATCATTTTTTATTCTTAAAATTTCGTTTGCGTCAGCATCTTGTCTATATATTGTTTCATCTTTTGCGTTATGGAAGGCAACAACCCAAAAATCATAATCTGTTTCTGGAACACTATTTAAATTTATGTCTATACAATGTTTAAATATTGTGGCAAAAGAATTAATCCATTCTGTTTCGGACGAATATGGGTAATCGTTGGGTGGGTATTTCTTATCTAAAGTATCTTGTTGAACAGCTCTTTTAGAAAATAAAATTCCGGAATATCTTTCGTAATCTCTAATGGTTCTTTCATTACCAAAGTATTGTGAGTAGTCTCCATCATAAACTTCTCCATCAACACCAAGAAGTTGTCTGTTCTTTATATGACAAGCTGTGTTTTTCTTATGCCAATCTTTATCGTCATCCCAACTTTTTGTTCTGTTTTTTCGAGTATATTCGTGCCAAATTAAAACTTTGTGAGGATGAAATAAATCATACCCATATGTGAAGGATCTTACGCCAATAGAAATTTCTTCTCCGTGAAAATAATAATCTTTGTCGTGTTGGACTTCATTGACAAATTGCCCCAATGTAAAACAAAAATGTGCGGAATAGAATCTGGAAGGGATAGGTTCTTTTAATTTTTTCCATCCAGGGATAACCTCAGGTAAAAAGAACACAACACCTTCAGGTGTAAATCTATCAAAAGACATTCTCCATGGTTCATTTACTCTTCCCTGTGGATCATTTTCGGGATCAAATGATGAAACATAACCCGTTAATAAAGGTTTTTTATGTCCTTTCTTTTGAAGTTGTTTAACCATTTTAATCATCTCAATGTCCCAATCGGGAGAAAATCTCATATGAGAATCTATTTGTAATGTGTAAGTTTCTCCACTATATCTTTGTTGTAATAAGTTACGAGCCCAACAAGCCCCTTTAGAATCTGAATATAAAACATTTTCAATTCTAAATCTTTTGTCATTCTGATATTCATCAATATTAAATTCATCGTCAGGGTGATATTGATTACAAATACCAAATACCAAATTTTTGGGGTATTTAGAGTTCTTAATGCAATCTGAGATTGTTAAACTAAGTTGGGGATCACGATAGGAGGCGATTTGTATAAATATTGTATTCATATTTGGTTATTTCCATAATAATAATAGAAAAGAAAAAAATATGAATATTAATAGTTTAAGGAGGACCTTCGAATAAAAAAATTGATGAGTCTTGAAATAAAAATACTTCAAAACCTTCAAATTCTTTTCCGTATATTTCCCCACAAGATAGTAAGAATATTTTTTCACAATCATTAGCATCTATAATTTTTAAAATAATTGGTGTTATAGACTCTAAAGGTGGAGGAACATTAAACGTATATGGTGTTGTGGTGATTCCTGAAACAAAAAAACAATACGATATGGTTACATCACATACATAGATATCAAATGGTGAAGTTCCAGATATTGAATTTATTTGAATTTGGTTTGCCATGTAATTAAAATGTGATTATCTACATAAATATTCTAAATCTAATATTTCCAAAACTTTATTATAAATAATAATTGGGTTGGGGTGACATTCAAATGTTTCTTTTCTTTCTAAACAATTAACGAGTGATGGTATACCTTGTATTGATTTCCATTCTTTAACTCCGTATTTAATATCTGATGCACAATGTAAACCACAACCACCAAGAACATAATGGTATTTATGACCTTGATTATTTTTTCTATATGGTGCTCTAAATTGAGGATGTATTGAACTTCCAAGTTGGATTATTTCTGAGTCTGTTGTTCCTGCTAAATGAAGTAATCCTGAATCCATAGTAATGAAACACATTGCACTATTAATTAGCCACCATGTTTGAGATAAGGTTGTTTGGTTCATTAAATTCAAACCAATATCAATATTAAAATTAAAAACGGGTTTATCCACATTTGAACCACCAAGTTCTGATGAATCTTTTCCAACAGAAATAACGGCAATACCTCTTTCATTTAAGAGTTTTGTTAACATTTGCCATTTTTTTTCATCCCATGTTCTTGAATTCCAATTTTGAACGGGGTGAATTAAAACATATTTTTCAGGTAACCCCTCAATTAATTCTACCTCATCAGGAAAATAGTCCATTGACATTTCATCTCTGGTCAACATAAACCCTAAATTAACCGCATGAAATTGTCTAATATCCATTGCGTTATGTTTATAACAAACACCGTTTGGGTGGTATCCAATATTAAAGGATTCAAATACTTCATAATCATTTTTAATGTCGTCTGTAATTTCATTAAAAATATTATCTACGTAAGGATTGTTTTTAAAAATTTCGGGGTGATGAGTTGCGACAGATATTTTTTTACCGTAAGAATTATAAAGTTTTCTTAAAGTTGGTGTAACGGCTAAGGTATCCCCTAACGATCTACATCCTAACACATCAACACAAACATCTTTCATTCTATAATGATATGAACTTCACAATTAAAATGTATGTTTTATTTTTATAGTATGAAAAAAATTAAACTATTATATCTTACACCTCATCTTTCAACTGGAGGACAACCCCAATTCGTATTAAAAAGAATTCAAGAACTTCAAAAATTCAAAGACCAAATTGAAATCTTTTTGGTTGAGTATTCTCAGTTTAGTAATACATATGTTGTTCAACGAGATAAAATAATTGATATATTGGGTGAAGGTCATTTTTTTAGTTTAGGGGATACAAGTAACACAAAAAGAAAATATGAGTTAATTGATATTATTAAAAACAATCATATTGATATTGTCCATTCAGAAGAGATGGTTGAAGGGTTTGAAAGTTTTAATAAAATTCCGCTACCATTGTTAAATCAACTTTATTCAAATGATAGGACTTGGAAAATGGTTGAGACTTGTCATAATGTTTGGTTTAATCCGCAAACACATAAAAAATTCAATCCTGAGGCATATTGTTTTGTTACCCCTTATCATTTAAAGGAAACGTTTTTAAATGAAACACCAATTAAGTTTTTATCGTTATACCCAATTGAGAATAAGGTAACTAAAATTTTAGAGGAGAATGAAATCTATGGTGATTTTAATCAAGTACCACTTATTGAAAAAATTAAAGTAAGAAATGAACTTGGTTTGGATATGTTTAAAACTCACGTACTTAATGTTGGGTTATGGACAAGTGGTAAAAATCAAGGTGAAGGTGTTGAGGTTGCAAAAGAATTAATTGAATCAAACTCAGATATTGAATTTCATTTTATTGGGAACCAAGCTCCAAACTTTGAAGACTATTGGGGTCCTATTATGAAAGACCTTCCTTCTAATGTTAAAGTATGGGGGGAACGATCTGACGTTGAGAAATTCATGACGGCTTGCGATGTTTTAATGTTTAACTCAACTTGGGAATGTAATCCGTTGGTTGTTAGAGAATCAATCAACTATGGAATGAAAATCCTTGCAAGAGATTTACCACAATACATGGGTATGTTTGACGGATATATAACACCAATAGAAGGTGATGTTAAAAACATATCAAAACAATTGGTTGAACTTATTGAAAATAAGGACGTTTATAAAATATTACCTGATGATACATTTGGTGAAGATTTATTGAATTTTTATAACGCAGTTACAAATATAAACATTACCCAAAACAAACCTTTAACCAAAGATTATACCTTTGTTAGACATTATGTTACCCAACCTTATTTTGAAATACAAGGAACCACAGAAAACAAATTGAATATTAAATATTATGATGATAAAAATGAAATATCATATCAAAATGAATTGTCAATTAATAGTTGGGTTAAATTAAATAAAGAATATTTCATTAAATGGAGAACAACAGTTGAAGAAAATGGTGAAGTAATTTATGATGAGACATTAGATCTAAAAGATAAGAGAGTATATATTTCATTCGGATCAAAATCATTAGGTGATACAATGGCTTGGGTTCCTTATTGTGAGGTATTTAGAAAAAAACATGGTTGCAAACCGATAGTATCGACATTCCTTAATAGTTTGTTTAAAGATCAGTATCCTGAAATTGAGTTTGTTGAACCTGGCGAATTAATACCAAACATACACGCACAATATAATTTAGGTTGGTTTTATAATGAAGATGGTAAATTTGACGCAAACAAACACCCATTTGATTTTAAAAAAATGCCATTACAAAAAACGGCAACGGATATATTAGGTTTAGATTATGAAGAAGTTAGACCACTATTAAAATTACCTAACACACCTAAAAAGAAAAAAGTGGGTATTGGGTTTCACTCAACGGCACAATCAAAATATTGGAACAACCCTGACGGATGGCAAACGGTTATAGACCATCTTAATAATTTGGGATATGAATGTATGGTCTATTCTAAAGAAGGTGATGGATATATGAATAACCATTATCCTGAAGGTGTAACAATTTTTAAAGGAGGTAACCTACAAGAAGTAATTGATGACCTATCAAGTTGTGAGTTTTTTATTGGTTTAGGTTCTGGACTATCTTGGTTGGCTTGGGCTTGTAAATTACCTATTGTTTTGATTTCAGGGTTTAGTGAGAAATGGGCAGAAACAACTTTAGACACATATAGAGTTATTAACGAAAGTGTTTGTCACGGATGTTTTAACTCAGATAGGTTAGATGCCGGTGATTGGAATTGGTGTCCCTTACACAAAAACACAACTCGGATGTTTGAATGTACAAAAGAAATAAGTTCCGATATGGTTATTAAAGAAATAAATAAAATAATTAACAAAGAAGTAATGGAAGAAAAAATTGATGAGGTCTCATTTGATTGGGGGGGAAGAAGTGACTGGTATATTAAACAAGCAGAGGAAGAAATATTTGAAGGTAATACCTATGAAAGATTTTTTGAAGTTGAGGAAGGGGATATTGTTGTAGATTTAGGAGCATCTTTAGGTCCGTTTACATATAAGATATTACCAAAAAACCCAAAACAATGTTATGTTGTTGAGCCAATAAGTCACCAAATAGAAATCCTAAAAAAGAATGTGGGTCAAGAAAATGTAAAGATCATTCAAGGGGCGATTACAGATAAAAAGAAAATTGAAATCACTTGGGATGAAATGACAGAAATAGTTCCCACATTTAGTTTTAAAGAGTTCTTAGATGAATACAAAATTGATAATATTGATTTTTTAAAATGTGATTGTGAAGGTGGGGAATATGATGTCTTCCAACAAAGTAACATTGAGTTTTTAAAAACAATTCCAAAAATTGTTACTGAGTTTCACTTAAATAACGATTCAAATTACCACGAATGTAAATTTAGATGGTTTAGAGATAATATCTTAACTCAGTTTGATAACATACAAGTTTTCTCCGTAGATGGTGTAGATATTAAATGGGATCTATGGAATGATCATTTTATAGAATACTATAGTGAAGTAATCATCTATATAGATAACAGATAATATAAATTAACAAGGTCCCCCAAATCCCCATATTCCGTCAAACCAAGTGTAAATTGACCTACCATCAGAATAAAAGCCGTTAGGGGCTGGTATGCCACCGCAAGGTTCTCCAACACCATATAAAATACTATTAGTAGAGTCAAATTGGTATTCATTTGTTCTATTTCTACATGCCTGTGTAGGGGGTGGACCAGAAGCATAACCTAAAATAAGTGTTTCGCACCCACTACCACTTGGCCATCCAGGAATATTTGATGTAGATACTCCACCTATTGAAACAATAGATGTTACATTAACACTCTTCATATTAATTATGGATGTTACTGGTATTCCTGATATTTTGCTTGATGGGGGTGGCATATTATATTTCTATCCAATCATTTGATGGTCTAAATTTCATCATCCATTGTGTTGCTGTTCCTGAGTTTTGTTGGTAACAATGACCTAACACTCTTACTATATTTGGTCCACCAGTCGTAGTAGGAACGACTGTTGACATAAGACCCTGAGTTGTTCCATCTCTAATATATATTGGTAAACCATGATCCGCACCTTGCACATTTGGTCCTGAGAATGATGTATCATCAATTACAACATGTCCTTCTAGTAAAACATACCCTGTTCCACCAGGAGCATATACGTTATGTGCAATACCTAATAGGAAAGTGGCCCCACTTGCCGCTTGATTAACAGGATACCAAGTGGCGTTAGTATCTAAATAAACTAAATTTCCATCTGTTACTGCTGCATCCATAAAGGTCGTAGAACCATCTACTTCAATTACATCCCCTAAATATGACCCATATGGAATGTTATAGTTATTTGATACTGCGTTTTGTATAACGGCAGATTTATAATCACGTTGATAAACATTTGAATCTAAAAAAGTATCATCCGTCCAATTTAAAGATGTTGTTCCATTAGGTGTGTATAAGGTGCGATCTCTCCATGCTACTGAAGAAATACCACCACTATCATTCAATGTTCTATTCTGCCAATCCACACTAAGAGTGGAAGTTGGCATAGGAAGAGGTCTAAATGAATATAATGACCTAGAATTCCAATCAACACTAAGAGTGGCCCCTGATGTAGTTAAGTCATACGCATTTAAATATTTAGTTTCCCAATCAACAGAAGTAATAGGATATGAGTCCGTTAAATATCTACTCGTCCAATTAATACTTGAAGTACTAGAAACATCATAGGCGATTCTACTGAGCCAATCAATAGAAGTAGACGTTACCATAGGTGTTGATGTGGTTAAATATCCTGTTGACGTATCTATATTAGGAAGAGCAAACCCATAAGTTACTACCGTACCTGTTACGGATAATTGTGACCCACTAAATATTAAATTAGTTTCTGCAACTATACCTCCTGATCCATCAGATGTTAAAACTTCATTGTTTAATCCAGGAACTGAAACAGAAGTACCGCTGGTTCCATTTGTACCTGAAGTACCTGAAGTTCCGGCAATTGCACCAACTGAGGTAACAACAAATGAGTAATATGAATTACCTTCAGTATAATATACCACCGAATGTGCCGTTGCATCATTATTACTCAAATATAATCTAACAATCATTCTATTTGTTGGGTCTATTGTTGTTGTTGGTAATACTATATCCACATTTACTTCAACAGGTATTACCGCACTAACCCAACCAATTAATGAAATATTAGAAGTTATTGTTGGACCTATAGTTGTTCCTGATGAATCTGCCAATTGTATTTCAACATATGCGTCTATATCATCATTACTTGCCGGTTTTAAGTAATGTAAATGAAATCTTTGTACGCCACCAGGAATAACTGAAAACCCTAATTGTGGCGTTATATAATCAGAAACTAATACATTTTGTTGGCTTCCTAATAAATTTGTTGTTACTGTTTGTGTTGTTGCGGTTGATGGTTCTGTTGATAATGTCTTATATCCTGAAACATCACTATTCTGACTTTCATTGAAGTAGTATGTTTGACCTGCGGATATTCCGTTTTCCCCACTAGTCCCTGATGTTCCGTTAGTTCCTGAAGTTCCATTAGTTCCGTTAGTTCCGCTAGTTCCGTTTGTTCCGCTAGTTCCGTTAGTGCCTGAAGTTCCGCTAGTTCCGTTAGTGCCTGATGTACCATTTGTCCCATCTGTTCCACTAGTTCCATTCGTTCCTGATGTGCCATTCGTTCCATTTGTTCCACTACTACCTGATGTTCCGTTAGTTCCCGATGTACCATTTGTACCGCTAGTTCCGCTAGTTCCGTTTGTTCCTGATGTTCCGTTAGTGCCGTTGGTACCATTAGTCCCTGAAGTTCCATTTGTTCCGCTAGTACCATTTGTTCCGTTAGTTCCCGATGTTCCATTAGTTCCGCTAGTTCCAGAAGTCCCATTCGTACCTGATGTTCCATTAGTCCCCGACGTACCATTTGTTCCATTGGTACCTGATGTTCCATTAGTACCGCTAGTTCCATTCGTACCGTTTGTTCCCGACGTTCCATTAGTACCGTTCGTCCCTGAAGTTCCGTTTGTACCATTCGTTCCTGAAGTTCCATTTGTACCTGAAGTTCCGGCAGATGTTAATAAATTTGTACCGACACCCGCAGCACATGCGGTTATGTCAAGAAACGCACCTCTTGCAGTACCACCTTGTTCAAAAAACCTAATTCTATCTTGCCATATGTCAAAAGTGACCCCTGTACCTGAAATGGTAGTGTTAGTTACAGGTTTGTTTAATAGGATTTCCCCACCTTCATCACCAGCCTGATACAATACACTTAATTTTGTACCATCAAATGTTAAAAGAGATTCGGCAACTATTCCTCCTGATCCGTTTGACGTTAAAACTTGATTATCTGAACCTGGTACTGCAGGTGATGATCCACTTGTTCCGTTTGTTCCGCTCGTACCATTAGTGCCTGAAGTTCCATTTGTTCCGTTTGTACCTGAAGTTCCATTAGTTCCTGACGATCCATTTGTACCATTTGTTCCTGAAGTTCCGTTGGTCCCGCTCGTACCATTTGTACCATTTGTACCTGAAGTTCCATTAGTTCCGTTAGTTCCGCTAGTACCGCTAGTACCATTCGTACCTGATGTTCCGTTTGTCCCATTTGTTCCCGAAGTTCCATTTGTACCTGAAGTCCCGTTCGTACCATTTGTTCCTGATGTTCCATTAGTCCCTGATGTTCCGTTTGTTCCATTAGTCCCTGAAGTTCCATTCGTTCCATTAGTTCCGCTAGTCCCATTTGTACCTGAAGTCCCGTTGGTTCCATTAGTGCCTGACGTTCCATTAGTACCGTTAGTTCCGTTTGTCCCATTAGTACCGCTAGTTCCATTCGTACCTGAAGTTCCATTAGTTCCGCTAGTCCCATCCGTACCATTAGTACCTGAAGAACCTGATGTCCCGTTAGTTCCACTAGTACCATTAGTTCCTGAGGTTCCATTAGTACCACTTGTTCCGTTAGTTCCATTTGTGCCGCTAGATCCATTAGTCCCAGAAGTTCCGCTAGTACCGTTAGTGCCTGAAGTACCATCTGTACCTGATGTTCCCGCAATAAATGGTGATAATGAAGTGGTTACCTGAGCAATTGTTGCATCTTCAAAATAACAAGTCATTGTTCTTCCACCTAATGAGGTTGCATAGAACTTAACGACTATTCTATCACTAATATTTACCGTTGTTGCGGATACAGGTACCGAATGTAAATAAAGTTCCACAAGCGTACCGTCGGTAATGGGGTGGGGTACCGCACTATTTGATCCAATTAAAGTTTCAGTACCACCTGTTGTTCTAATATATATATCAGCATATAAATTTGGAGTACCACCATTGGAACTCATACTAACGTAATTCTCAAAGTTCCAATTTCCTGACGGTATTGTAGTTATTCCAGGGTCTCCAATAATTGTTGAAAATGATCCTATTAGTTGTGTTCCACCCCCTGTTGCAGTTAATGT